AGGAACTTATATCAGCATTTTTGGAGAAATTCAGGTCTTGGTGAGTATTTGCTGCGGTTATTGCTTGCGTGGTGGTATCATAAGCATAGAGATCATGCCCAGCATCAAGAGTTTTTATAACAACTTTTTTGAAATCATCTCTTTGTTGCGAAGAATAAAGAGCATCCAAGTTTTCTTGAGTTTCACTGTCTGGCCAATGGTTATGACGAATTAGGGTTTTTTTATCATCGTCTGAAAGCGTGGCCCAGCTTCCTTCGTAATCATCTTTTATTTGTTTACGGAAATCCTTGTATTTTATTCCGGTATGGCTCCAATATAATGCCCAATTTTCTAGGGTCGTTATGTCGGTGTAACCAGAAGAAACGATGGTCTCACGTTTGAATGCCGGATTGCCAGAACCATCAAGTCTATTGAATCTAAGACAATCTGTTGTTATATCAACATCGTCTCTTCTAGTCAATTTCATCAGAAACCGCCTGTTCTAAACATTGTGAAAATTATTGACGGTGTTCTGGGTATAGTAGGTGGTCCAGTTTCTGGGTCTGTATTTAGGAGTCCCAGTCCAGAGCCGGTAGCACTAACTCGTTGCAATATGCGAATTTTATCTCCAGCAGCCAGCTTTATTGTATAGCCTATAGTTCCCACGCCCGTATTTTCAGGATCTTTGAGGGTGGTCTTTATGTTGCTATTAACAACATCTGCAAATCCAGAACCAGTATCTAATTGAATAAACATATCATGGGTAGGTCCACCGGAAGTTAATCCTACCTGTCCCTGCGGATTTATAAAATAAGTTCCAGCAACATCAACCGTTATTTCGCCGGGATCCACGCTAACACTATGGGTTAATCCGAAAAGAGCGTCCTGTGTGTTTAGCGTTACGACAACCGGAGTTGTGACTGTGGGAATCTGATCGACACTGCTAGATAATTGAGCGAATATAGGCGCATCAGTAGTAATGCGACTAATGCTGGCAAATACCTGCCCAGTAGTTGCGTTTACAATACTCACCATGCCTACTGGAACAACTATTGTTGGCTTTGTTGCGGTAAACGCTCCAGCAACACTATCTGAAAGAAACAGCGTATCGCCAGCAGTGAAACTTGAGGTATCTAAATCATTTAAGAAACCAATAACTGTAACAAAGCCTTCCGCATCGTCTGCAATCGTATTTGTTGTAAAGCCAAGAACATCAGACGTGGCTTCATCGTCGGCTTGTGCCAAAGCAATGGTCATTCTGCCAGTTGGTACGTCTGCCCCATTGTTATAAACCAAGCTTCCATCTGGTATAGAAACCCCCGTTTTGTTGATAACTCGCACCCAAAATTCTTGACCAACCGATTGAGTGCTACCTATAATATCGGTCTTTAATTCAAGAGCTTTATTATCGTTATTATAAAAAATTCTACCTTCTTCATCTGTAACAGATGAGATTGGATTGAGGTCTATGTGTTGAATCCCCCCAAGTTCCCCCAAATCTCCTATAATGATTAAAGAATCTTTTAGAAGCTGCCCTGTAGCATCAGCATATCTGGAAGCAGCATTTAATGTTGAAGATCCTGGACCTAATACTGCGGTAAGTAGTCCTAATATAGTTTTTACTTGTGTGGCAGTTAAATCTTTTGGGTCGGCAGTTACGCCTGTGTCATTTCCTTTAAGGGTATTGGTAGGCATGTCTGCCGCTTTCGTATTATCTACAGCATTGGCAGCTATTGTTGGATCTGGGAAAGTTCCGGTTAAATCTCCACCTGCCGGACCTATTGTTTCTCCCGCAAGAGATAGTGCTTCCCGCAAAAATTTAGCAGCTTCAGCGTGGTCTTTTAGGTTCTCTCCTCTGCCAACAGATTGACCTTCTGCATTAAAGATAGGGTTCTTATTATCAGCTACTACCTTTATATCATCAAGGATTGCTTGTAGGGCTTGTGTAATAGTAACAGCCATAATTTAAGCAACCTCTAAAATTCTGGCTTCTTCCAAGAAAAGAACCCCTTCAGCAAAATCTCGGAGATTCTCCCCCCGGCCTATTTCCAGACCGTCTTCATCAAATATAGGATCCTTTGCATTGGCAACTTGTTTTATGTCTGTTAGCAAAAGATCCCTTGCTTCTGTAATGGTTACTGACACTTATTTCCTTTTTGGTTTTCTTGGTTTTCTTGGTTTTCTTGGTTTTTTCTTGTGTGGCATTGTATTCTCCTTATTTTAGTGCAGCAACTAGTCCGGCTGCTGCGGCTGCTATCGCGCACATAACACCCCAAAATTTCATTGCGCCTCTTTGTTGGTCCAAGTGCTTGGTAATTCCTGGAAGTTTTTGGTCTTTAATATCATCTGTTATTTCAAACAATCTTTGAGTGTGGCCTAATGCTTTTTTGCTTGCGTTTTGTAAGTCTCTCAATACCAGGTTTATCTTGTTTGTGGCTTCGATATGATCTGAACTTATTTTTGTAATTGTGTTAGTTATTTCTTGGTGTGCCTTCAGTGACTTCATTTCAAAGTCCTGAATAGTGGCTTTTAGGTTACCATTTACAAGATCTCGAATAGTGGTAGTTATTTGCACACTGAGCGTATTTTCCCGCTCGGTTAATATCTCGATCAGTTCGAGCTTGGTTACTGGATCGCTCATTTTCTGACATCGAGTATTCCATCTAAAGCCCGAAGATATTTAGGTTTAGGCATGGTTTTGAAGTCAGCAAGATTTACTTGAAACTTATCGAAGTTTTTGAAACCAATTTCACATTTTTCAAAGTCCCTTAATACTTTCAGCTCTTTTTCCTCTTGCCCTTCTTCGTAAGTATATGCTTGCACAGGAACCTCCCTACCATTGGGCAAAATCTCTTTAGACTTAACGAGTTTCGGGGTTCCGTCTTTATTTTTAATGCAATTCTTTTCTAGGATCTGTGTCCTTTTTTTAGTAAACGACTTTAATTTTTCATCATACTCTGCCACAAATAAACAAATATCCCAAGCAAACTGATTAGGTAAGTCTGCGGTGTTGTCGATAGACCGCAGAGCTTCCATGAAGCCATTTACGAAAATTTGGTTTGTGAGCCTAATAGACATTACAGAGATCCAACCTCCAACTCTGTGTAGGACTCTTTCCAGTTATCGATTTCGGCCTGTGTTGTGAAAATGGCAATAACTTCACTTGAGCCATCCACATTGAATTTGGTAAGCACAGCATCGTTTACCTGCGCCTTAACCGTTCTGCCGTCTTTCGTAACATCGGTCAGAACCGTCAATTCATCCAAAGTATAATTCGGATATTTTTGCATGTATTTGAGTGCCATCTTTATTTCTCCTTATTAAGCTGCTATTGTTCCCGCCTGAAGGAACAGGTTTGTGCCATTCACACTCACGCGAATGAACTTTGTAGTTGTTAAAGTCTTGGCCCCAACACTTTCAATCGGATTCCCAACTGCATCGGTGGCATCGAAACGAATGAACTCTTCGCTCAAGTCCGCTTGATCCAGATATAGGACCGGGACTGCGCCTGTTAGCGATGCTTGGTCGGCGTGTATTTTTCCCAGTGGAGAAAGGCCTGCGCCGACGCCAAAATTGCCTGTCGATAGCAGCGTCAATAATTCGGTTTCTGACCCTGCCTCGTTATGGGCTACCTTCCAAGTTCCTGTGTTGCTGCTGTTTGGATCACCAAAAACCATCCTCATTACCGGCTGAGTTGCGCCCGAATTAAGTAACTGGTGCATGTAAAAGAATCGCCATGCAGCACCTAATCCTACCGGATTGCCATCTTTGGCATCACTTTGATACATTCCAAAATCTGTGTTTTCGCTTTGCCCCGTTGAAAAACTATAATTTCTGCTGTCTGCAAGGGCTGAACTAGTATCCATGCGGATTGAGACGCCCCCAGTTGTTATCATGTGTAGCGTTGAGGTCGGTATGATACTAATCCCCAATTTATTGGTATTTACTGTCCCGCTACCAAGAATAGACAAACCAACTTGTCCACCCGATCCAATTTGAACGTGATTAACTGCCGCTAAAAACATTCCGCTTCCCGCTTGAGTTGCAAAACTATAAGTATTATTTCCTTGCGATCCATCGACAGAAATAAATCTTCCTGTGCTGGTTATAGTGTTCAAGCTATTCTTTATAATATTTCCTGTTGTTCCGTTATAGATAGCGATAGCTTCATCTGTTGCACTTACTGGGCCTACAACATCCCCAGCACCGCCAGCCTGAAAAGTAGGCGCAGCTCCGACTCCGTTAGAAGTCAAGACCTGTCCAGCAGTCCCTACTGCAACAGTAGCCGCTGCTCCAGCAGTATCCCAGGTAATAAGTTCGCCATCAGTACCGTTTGCGAGGTCTGCAATATCCACATTACTAAGACTATTTCCTGTGTCGTTTGCATCAAATGTTTTATTTGTGAGCGTGTCGGATGAGGATGCTGTAATAAAAGCACCCAAGTCTACGTCAGCGTCAGGCATTGTTATAACTCGAACAGTCGCAGTGGTTATTGCGCTGGCATCAAATCTAATCTCTTTTGTAGGATCTGCCAAATTTTCTACAATAGAAGTATCGTCTGTTACAGGTAAAGAAGCCCCGCCAGCAGCCTGAAAAGTTGGTGCAACTCCGATTCCGTTAGAAGTCAAAACCTGTCCGGCAGATCCTACTGCGACAGTGGCAGCAACTCCCGAAGAATCCCAGGTAATTAATTCGCCATCAGTGCCGTTAGATAGATCAGCAACGTCTATATTAGAAATGCTATTTCCTGTGCCATTTGCATCGAACGTTTTGTTTGTGAATGTGTTTGTTGAGCCTGACGTAGCGTTGGTGGCGTCAAAGGCTTGAACATCAACCCCGATTTCCAAATCCAAAGCAATCCGGGCTGCGGCGGCAGTCGTGCTCGCAGTGCCTCCGTTTGCAATGGGAACCGGAGAATTTACGAGAGCCATAGTCCCAAGATCTCCGATTTCTACAGAGGTATTCAGCCAAACGGCAGCCCCATCCGCATTGTCGGCGCATCTGTAAGATTCCCTGGGACTCGAACCTGTGTCTATCCAGAGAGATCCGATAGTAAAACCAACTCCGTTTGACGCATTTACCGTGTCGTTTATATCGTTGTTGATTCCGGGCGCGCCGGATCCAGAAAAGTTTGCCGCCCCGGTGCTGTCTTGCAGATCAATGGTAGAATCCCAGAGAGCTTGGAAATCCTCTAAAGATATTAGTGGCGTGGAAAACGACTGGAAATTTGTTTTTACGTGTGTTTTAGCTGCGATCATAATTAAAGCTCCAAGTTCACCATGTTGAAGCCGCTAATTTTCGCATAACTTCCTGGCGAAATTTGGGGCTCGTTTTATATTCAGGCTTTTTTATATCAGCCCTGTGCTGCTCGGCGGTCTCGTAAGCTACAACAGCTTCTCCTCCAGTAGCATCTCCATCAATCAAAGCGGGTTCTCCGTCAGTTCCAATGGCATTATTATATCGTGCCTGCAATCCTAGTAAAGTAATCTCTAGCATTTCAGGATTTGCGAGGTCTGCATTTATGGCAGTTCTCTGGGCGGCAGTCATATTACCAGATGCCCATTTCATCACAGCATCGAGTTTTTCCTGGCTTCCCATAATCTCTGTACTTTTGGTTGCGGTCAGCTCATTCGTGGCCTGGAGTCCGTTCAAATAGGTATCCACCACGGCTTTTGGGAAACCCATATCCCCCAGAGTTTTCCTGTTTGCTTCAGAAAGTTCACCATTTGTCTCAAAATCTTCAGCCATCGTATCGAAAACTTGCTGCATTTGAGCAGTCGGATCCACCTCCCCTCCCTTTTTAGGCTCTTTAATTTGAACCTTTTTAGGGGCAGTGGGTTCTCCTGGCTGTTGATTATCCAACTTGAACTGAAGCTCAGTCGAGTGGTTTTCCCAGTTATATTCCCCAGTTGCCTTGTTGTAGAACTTCTCATGCCCCCCTGCTGGCATGGCGGGTACTCCAGAAGTGTCCGGTTCTGCGGGAGTTTCCCCTGCATTTCTTTCGTCATAGGCTTTTGCTTTTGCTGCCATTGCCTCCGGCGTATCTTCTACCGGATCGGCAGCAACGTCTGCTACTCCGTCTCCTGCACCGAAATTATCGTCTAATGGAACTGTCGTTGTTGCTGGTTCTGGCATGGTTATACCTCCGTATTTAACCTGTTGCTGCTTGCGCTATATTCTGGCCAGCCACTTGGCCCCCAGATTCTGCTGCGGATTGCGCTCCGGCCACAGCTATTTGTTGTTGGAATTCAGTGGCTTGTTCTGCCTCTAATTCATCATTCGATTTTACTGCACTTTCAAGATCGAGATTCAGTGCTATCACTATCTTTTTTACAATCTGATTCCATTTAACTGTATCTTGTGCTGATTCCGGCAGTGCCTGTAGTAATTGAGTAAGCGTCTGAATGTTGACCAGATCCGCTTCCCTGCCCAGAGCCTCAAGCCCGGTGAGAATTTCAAATTTAACATCCGTCTCATCAAATACAGCCAATTCCCCGTTTTTCTGGAGCTGGGTAATCATGCGCCGGAGATACGGGCGCTGCAATTCGTTGGCAAGGTGAGAGAAAACTCCCCCCAAAGTGCCTTCCAGCTCTTGAGCCAGAGTTCTAATCTCTGTGGCGGTAACTCTTTCCCCGTCTCGCTGAAGGCTGGTATTCAAAAGGAATGCAAAGCCAATTCCATCCCTTAAAACCCCAGCCTCTTGCGCGGCTACTTGCATGTCTGCAAATTTCCCCACCTGGAGGAAAGCGACATCATCCTCACGCCCATTAATAATATCTCCGTTTTCGCCCCTGGCTAAATCCTCCTCTTTTGTCAGCCCGGCGGGATTACGCAGCAAAAGAATCCGGGCAGAAGCCACGGCTGCATCCAGAATAGATTTTGATAGTCCGTCCAGAGCAGCTAAATCTCCAATGTTTTCCTCTACATGGCTGCGGCCATAATTCTCCCCAGACACAGCAAACCACCGTATAGGTAGAAACGGATTGACTTCAAAGCTGCCTGTCTGTACAATTTTCCCGTCAATTTCCTGCTTCACAACCCATCTCTTTTTCTTTCTTTTGCTGGGATCGAATTTTATTTGGGTGTAGACATCTATATCATTTCCGCCCACTTTATTACTGTCGGCAGTATTCGCAGGGACTTCCTGGGAAACGGAAATGTCAGGTTTGGCTACTTTTCTGCGGATTCTTTTATCTAAAGTCTCCCAGGCCACGTTTTCCTGTGTTACAATTTCCTTTACATTTCCCCTGGCATCCCTGGAAACAACGAATTGATCCAGCCGGAATCCCCGCAGAGAGTTGTCTTCCTCCACTTTAAGCATGTAATTTCCAGCCACAATTAAGTGCTGGATGGCTATAAAAACCTGTTGCCGGGAAGCCGTGGACTCAAATTTATCTGTAACAATTTGCTCGTTTTCGGCCAATGCGTTTTCAATTTGAGACTCCTCAAACTCGCCAGACTCTTCAAACTCTTCCTGTAATTCTTTAGGCAGACGAAAACGGAAAAAGGATCTATTGGGTGGAAACAAAGCAATCATCAAGCGGGAGCTGAGATTCGTCACAGACCTGGCCCCCATGCTTTGATTGGGAATAGGTAAATCGTTTGTTTCTGTAGAGCCTGCTCTGGGCAATAATCCCGGAATTGTTATTTCCGCAGCCGTTCTTGCTCGTTCGAGCACCCCAGACCTTACGCTTGTCAGTGCATCATATCTACCTTTTACGGTAGTTTGCCCCGATTTTCCGGCGGATCCTTTGGCAGCTTGTGTAGAAAAACTCGCCATTAGATAATCGGAATTTTCAACCCAATTTCAGCGGGCTCTTGTGTAGCTCCACGCAAACGCAGTCTCCGTCTACGGGTCCGGCCAGCTTCCTGTTCAGATAAAAGCCTACTCCTGGCGGATTCTTCTGCCCGGACAGCCGTTTCACCTTTAGCCGCTGGCTCAGGTATCTGTATTGTGGGCGGGGGCCGTTTTGGTTTTGCAATCTGAGATGCAACTGCTGTCCCTGCCACAGTAAAAAAGGCCGCTGCGGCTGGATTACACACGGGATTTAACATAAAAGAAGAAAATCTCTCCTGTTTTGATATTTTTTTCCCAGCCAGTTTTATTAAAACCCAGCCTTTCTAGCCACACGTGGCTTATTTTGTGATTATTCCAGACCAAAACTTGTATTTCATAATGAGAAAATTGTTCCAATATGGTACATGCTTTTTCTGTAATGTCAATAAAGTGTCTTCTCCTGATCCGGTTTGAGGCTAAAAACCATGCTTCGAGTACGAGAGTATCCAATTTTGACAACCCACCGACACAAATGGGATGGTTTTCACAGATTCCCAGCCATTTAGAAGTCGCTCCATCCAGAGCAGATTCGATTAATTCGCTGTGATCGAACGGATTGAAGCCGGAAGCGTTTGTTTCTAATTGGTCATACTCCCGGAGATTGTGCAGGACCGGGAGAGCTTGCTCGATATTAAAATCATGTAGCCAGAGGATTTCCTCTTTTCTCACTAATCAGCCTTCTAAGACAGTCCAGAACTTCCTTTTGTCCTGCCCAAAATCTGATTTTATCCACAGAAGTGTCAGCAGTAATGTGCATATCTTCCGCAAAAACATTGATAACTTCCGCCTCAAGCTCCTCTGCCGAAATAAGAACTGCGTCTGATTTAATAGTCTTTGCTTCCATTTTTTCCTAATTAAAAAAGTAGCGGGAATTGAGAGTTTTTGTAATATCAAAGTCTCCACGGTCAGGAACTTCTGGAAATAATGTACATAAATCCCTGTTCTGCTCAAGCACCTGTTCCCTGAAATCCTCTAGTATATTGCCTTTTTCTACATTCATTTTAACAAATGTCCTCCTGATACAATCCTGCGCGGCCTCTATATTGCAGGCATGGTAGGCAAAACTGTCGTGAGTAGGGGAAATTGCGAAGTTTTCACAGGAATTTATGACAGAAATTAAATGTGCTGCGTCCAGGGAGTGAATGAAATTGGGGGCAATTCCTTTTATTTGCTTGGTTTTATCTATCTTTGCCTCGAATCCTTTCTTTAGAGAGATGTCTCCCACCACCGTTCGCATGGTTTCCCTGGAGTATTTAGCGTAGGAATGATAGACTTTGAATCCGCTGGGAGATGTCCAAACCAAGTCTTTATTGGTGTCTACAAGGGGAAAAATCATGTGCTGGAGGAAGGTCATAACCGATTTTGCAGACGGAACTACCTCTTCGATGCTCGCCAAAACTATTTCAGCGAGCCAAAAAATGCGCGAAAACCTGTTGACATTTAACGGTAAAATGTCAAAATAGCCTGCTTCCTGGATCTGCCGGGCAACTCCGTATTGAGTCACCCCGTAGCCGTAGGTCATGGCTGGAGTTTTGAATAATTTCCTGTGATTCCCCTTTGTTTGCAGGATTTCTGCCCATATTGGAGCGTTTTCATCCTTGTTTTCTACAGCTTCCAGGACCTTTTTTATGACAATTTTTCCCACTTCCGTGTAGGCATCTGCGGGCGAGTTTGCGGGACCCAGGTTCACATTCTTGGCTCCGACAGGATCTAAAGCCAGTGCAGAGATCCACTGAAGGCCGTTACAAGTACCGTCAACACTGACTGGAACGTATGAAATGTAGTCTGGTTCTTCGTTTGCCTCAATCAATTCAAAGATTGCGGCCAGTGCTGTAAAGGGTTTTTCGGCTGTAGTCCAGAATCTCGGCTCGTTGGTGGGCTCTTGCGCCGACTGTAAAAGCTTATTCCAATTCTTTGCAATCCAGTCCAGCCTCTTGTCTTCCGATAGTAGGCTCTGGCCAAAAAGATTTGCAACATGTACTGCTATGGCAAGTGTGCCGGATTCTTCGAGAGCTTTACCTTCCGCGAATTGCAACAGCCCCCTAGCCAAATCATTTCCTTGTGGATGTAGCCAGCCGGGTATGGGATACACTCTCCCCCGCCAATCTAAATGGTATGGGAAATATATCTCCGCTGAGTTTATAAATCTCCCGGCTAATTGTAGGTTTGAGTATAAGGAGAATCTCCTGGACCGGGCTTGCCTGTTATGAGTATGTATGTCATGGGCTATGGCTTTCCACTCTTTCATAAGTTCTGGATCTTCCTTGTCTGTATCGGAAAGGAGTGGGGGAATGGGCTTTGTGGTTATATCCATTCCAGGTATAGTTCCTTCATCCTGATATAATCTCTGGGCTATTCCGTAGACTCTTTCGTTTATTTTCCAGGGGACAGCCTGTATTCTATTAACTGCCTTGAATACTTCAGGCATCTCCGGCGCAGCGTCTATTGGTCTGCCTCGTAAATGTCTATAATTTATTAACGGCTTCTGAAGTACAGTATACCCGCCGTCTGTCTGATCTTGCCAGGGTATAGGCGGAATAACCATAGGCATAAACTCTGGCCGCAGTAGTTCATTATTGTGGTGGTAATTCTCCAGGGCTTTTACAGTATCTTCATGTAGATATACTTTTTGAAAGCGGGATTTCCTACCTGCCATTGGTTCCATATAAATTTCCACCGCCCCGGTATAATTCAACATGGATTTAAGCAGAAACTTCCCCAGTTTATGTGCCATCCCATCTTCCCAGTCAAGTTCGGGATCTACAATATCCACAGACTTGTAAATTTTCTTGGAGAAAGTTCTGGTTTCTGTTGACCACAGCTTTCTTAATTGCTCTACGTCTGACATGTGATATTTCTTGGCCAGAGTCAACATCCTATCGTCATAAATAGAGTTGCCTATGGAGAGAGATAAGCCTATGAAGCCCAAACCGTTGTCCTCCTTTTCAGACAGGACATCAATAACTACTTTTGTGGTTATGTAGGCTATTCTGTCTGGATCTAATATGGCTATGTAGGGCAGCAGATCGAGACTATGCTTGCGAACGTCTCCCGCCTGAATAGAAGCCAGGCCGGAAGCTAGAGGGGCTATGATATTTCTGATAATCTTTTCCCCGGCAGGGGTATCTCCTGTGTCTGTTGTGTCTATTATCTGTTGGTACTTGGCAATACCTCTTTCGATACCGTCTATTTCTAGTTTGAGTTGGTCTTTGGCTAAGCCTTGTAGGGAATCTAGTTGTGAGAAATCCAGGACTTCTCTGGCTGCATCTGGGTTTATAATTTTCCTGGGATGTGAGACTTTCTTTCTTACGTTACGTTTCTTTGCCATTACTTACCTATAATTAAAATGGTTTTTCATCCTCTATTTCTTCCTGCTCTACTTGAGCTTTATTCTTTTTAGATGTTCTGCGGTTGAGACAATTCTCTGAAGCGGATACTATTTTACAATTTTCTGGAGAATAGTTTTCATTGTTTTCTTTTCTCTCTAACTGAAATTTTTTAGTTTTCCAATTATCCATTTGTATTATATCTCTCAGAAAATCAGTGCGGTTGTGCCAGCGATTACAAACCTGAATTCCTCTCCCGCCGTAATCTTTATAAAAACTGCGGCCAGAATTATAACACCGCTGCATCATTCCTTTGTGTCGATTCAACCACATAAATCTTAGTTTATCATCTGGCATGATTCTTTTCCTATCAGCCATTTCTTGTATCTTATTAGCGCAATCTCTACACCTCTTTATTTTCTTCCCAATCAACCTATACGCAAGCATCCCGTACCTCCGGCCACACGCACACTTAACTAAATACTGCGCCCGTCTTTTACCAGCACCTTTTATATAGTCAATAACCGTTAAGTCATTAAATGTGTCTCCGGGCCGCGCTTTCATTTCTTCCTAGAAAATACTTTTTTAACTATATAACCTACATGAGTTCTCACAATTCCCATCTTCACAGAAAGAGAATTAAGCAGTTGAAATATCTCTTTATCATCAAGCCGCCGCTTTTCAATATCTACTCGAATCTTTTTCAGTTCATCCAGAGCCCATAACTTATCCTCATTTCTCCAGCTATGTGTTTGTGCTCGGAGGGCTTCTATTTTATCTCCCAGTGTACCATCTCCGACAGAAGAGGATTCTTTGACTTCTGCTGTATCTTTTTCTTGCCTACGCAGAACGTAAACTACTGTGCCTGTTACAAATGCGGCCAGGATAATGATGCAAACACCAGCGATTATCTGATAAATGAGGGGAGTCATTTCGGATCAAGCTCGCTGATTTTTGTCATAAAAACTTGATCAGGCCTAACAAGCATTTCAATAGGGCCGATTCTTATTGCAGCGGCATGACCAATCATTTTCATTATTACATTTTCTAACTGATAATCTTTCCATCGTTGTGCTACACGCAAGTGTTTTACCAGTTTCGCAATATGAGAATCTACTTCTTTTCGATTATCAATCATAGATCATCCTCGTCCATTGTCCGCTTGATTTTTCCTGTGCCGTTGCATTCTAGGCAGTCGGCATAATCCATAGGACGTTCTATTGTCCCGCTACCCTTACAATTCCAGCAATGCTTTTCAATTATCGGCCTCCACGTTTCGCCACAACACTCTACAATCGCATCTTTGCCGCGCTTGCCCTTCAATGCTCTGCGCCACATGCGTTTCTTTTCTGGATCTTGTAGAGAAATTGGAGCAAGCATATTTGGATTATTAATCCCGATAACACAATCCCAATACTTAGAGTGCCACTCTGGTTTTCCTTTGCATACACGGATACCGTCGTGCGTTCTGACTATCCAGCACCGCCGCTTTGTCTTGGGGTTACTCATTCCTTTTCCTGCGTGGTTTGTCTTTCCAGTATCCCGTTTATGTGTGCGGCTGTAGCGCGGCAACACGGACAGAGGCAAATATCATCACCATCAGCAATAGCTTTTAATTCACCTTCCAGTTCAGCAACCCGCGCCTTCAACGTCTCGACTTCTTTACCCTTTTCCTCCAATCCAAACACGGCGACATCCAATGTTTCTTCAGATTGATAAACCCGCGCTCGTAGCCAAACAATTTCTTTAGCAACTTCTGGAAGCGTATCAAGGCATTCTGAAATTGAACGGTATAGGATATCCGCTTCGTTTTCTTGCTCTGGCGTTAGGTTGAATTTACTCATTTCCACATTCCAACACCAAACGGCAAACGACATATTGGCTCGGAGTTGCGTAACTCATGTTTCAGGGTTTCTATTTCATCTTTCAATTCGGCAACCCGCGCCTTCAACTGCTCGACTTCTGCCCCGGCTTCGTCAACTAAACGATGCAATTCACAATCACTGCTGAATACGATTTTTTCTTGCAGTTTGGCTATTGTATTACTCATCCTTCAAATCCTCATCCGTGAACACCGATCCGCAATGCACACAACGCCAAGTCCGAAGCAGGCCATATAACAACGTGGATTTACAGCGTGGGCATTTTGGGTTATGTTTCATCCCTCGTCCGGTATTGTATCCATAAATTCAAGGTCTTCCATTAAGGATGTTTGAGGTGGCATTCTGCGTTCCAGATCATGCAATTTCGTGTGAGCATCACCAATTATATCATGCAAAATCCTCTTTTCTTTGTTCAAGTTTTCCTCAAGATATTCTATAACGTCTTTCACGTCTATCAATAATCGCCATAACTCTCCCCGATTAACCGGCTCGGTCGGTGGATTTTCCCCAACACAGTGAACCTTATTGACAACATCTTTTATTCTATCAAGTATTTTACTCATCCCGCCCCTCCTGAATAAAATCATTGGTTGCCCCTTTCCTCATTTAACTCTCTCGCAAAATCCAGATAGTTCTCCGCATCCACATAATTATCAGCATCATACTTAAAACATTCCCTAAGTAATTTACACTGAACCATTACTAACGCACCAAAATTTTCAGGTAAATCCTTTTCCAATTCAATTTGAGTTGCCTGTTGAAACATAGCCTGGAGGACTTTTGTAAATGCTTTCATATTTATTAAAGCATCTCCGTACTTGGCTCCTCTTGCTTTTCTTATCGTGGATTTATTCATCGTGAGATAAAATTATGTCAGTATTAGCCAAAACAATAGTCGCCAACATGCCCCTAACTTGTAGCCAATTAATGACTGGGGCTCTGCCGTCAGTGTAATAAAGTAGTGGGGCCCCCAAAGCAGCATCATCAATATACAAATTGGCATAACATTTGTTAGAGCTAGTCCAATCTGTCTGTCCTGGTGAGTATTGTATTCCGGCCAGCCTAATTTTGTGTTTTTTGAACCAATCCGTTGCGTCCTGTAAATATCCACGACTTCTCATAGTATACAAAATTAAATCGTGATCGTAACACATTTCTTTTAAGACTTCAACTGAGTGGGGGGCATCTGGTCCGACTTCTGGAAACCGATGTTCAACACAAGTACCATCAAAATCAACAGCTATAATCATCTACTTATATCCATTTTAAGTTGTTTGAAAACAATTTTTCTCATATCACCCAAGCGATTCTCAGTAGCCTTCAAAGATCCAGCACTACCTTTTCCTTCTGTAGATCTCATGCCGCAAGCCCACAAATCATCCATCAGGATCTGTGCGTCCTGTGTGCAAATAGATAACGAAGGTTCCAGACGTTTTCCCTTGTCTCGATACTCTTCAAATTCTATTTTTTGACAATAAGCCTCTCCACTACTTATCAGCAAGTCAACACCACCCCACCACGGAGTTGAATATGCTCGCATTTTAATAATGCTCTGGTCTAAAGGATCTCTAGGCATCACTGTAGCTCCATAAAAATGTAACACAAACACATGCCTACCAAAATACCCATCGTGAATCCCTTATAAAACGCTTCTTTTCTCAGCTTAATAAATAACTTCTCTGGTCCTAATGCCATGTCCATCCAGGTTAAATTTGGAAAGTGCTTCATATTTTATCAGGCTCCTCTGCACTTACAAGCGGAACGTCACGCCACTCATATTTAATCCTGTCAGAAACTTCACATATCCATTTCTGCTGGAGTTTTTTATCCATCCTCGGTGCATTGAGTTTAGCAGAAAGCTGCGCCACTGGAACTGTTTTCCAACGCAACTCTTTTGTAGTCAACCACGTTAATTTCTTTACTGGTTGGGCTTCATAAACCCTGTCGTGTTCTGGTATTTCTATTTCCATATTACGGCTCCCAAATAATTAGTTGTCCTTGCTCATCATAAACAGGCCCGGCATTTTTATACCACCTTCTCATAAGAGAGCACTCTGTCTTGACTGGAATTCCTGGCATGAATTCAGACATGGCTTTTATCATTATGCCACTCAACGCCAATGCCGTTCTATCATAGCTGTGATCCTCCTCTTCTACCTCGAAAATAATCTCATCATGGATAAAGGCTACCGGAGCAACACTAAATTCTTGATCCATAGACGCATAGCAAAACTCAGACACAGCACAAATAGCTTTCTTAGCCCCATCTGCAACAAGTCCCTGAAACCAAGCATTACACGCACTTGTAAAAGATGCCTGGGCTCTTACTCTATCTGTCCCCAACTGTTCTACCTGGAACCCCCCCAAAGCAGTGTCTTCCAGACTCGCAATAAAATCAAAATACTTTCTCATCTCAGGGTAAGTCTTAAACCATGTATTCCTTAAATTCTTTGCTTCCGCTTCTGAAATAACCAAACCGTAAGTTCCTTTGGCATAAGCTCTAAAGGTAGCTGGCCCCAAGCCTCCGGGGTATCCGAAGTTTGCAGCCTTACTTAACTGTCTAGCCTCTTTAACTTCAGGATCTTTCTTATTAGCCAACAAATCTTCGTACTCCCGGTGTAATATATTCCCGGCAGTTACCAAATGAGGATCTTTTCCCTCAACAATGGAGTTAAATAAATGTAACTCATCCTGCCGGAGCCCCAATTTCTGTTGGCATACATAAGCCAAAGCACATAACTCTATGTAACTATAGTCTATGGCCAGGAAAATAAATCCAGGTCTAGGTACAAAACACTCCCTTACACCACCCTCCCGCGCAAGTTGTTGGATGTTTAGACTATACCTTTCCCCCTCTTTAGCTTCTTTCTTACTCATTCCATAACTAGAAGTCCGGCCAGTCTTTTTCAAGACATCATAATTAGGGTGGACTATGTGGAAACTATTAGTAAGAACAGGAACATACTTTTCAAGTATTCCTTTGTCTACACTTATATCTGCAAGCGCATCCAAGACAGGATCATTACCATAAATCTCCTCCATAACATTTTTGTCTGTAGAAACTGATCCTTTATCTGTCTTTGATACAGGGGAATTTAGTTTGTCACAAACATCTACTACCCTGGCCTGCACTGCTTTGCGCGATTGAGTCAATTTCGGATTAGCTTTTCCTTTATAACTATAGATGCCGTTCTCTATAAGGTATTCCATTTGAGAATCTACTGCTGCCTGGGATTTTTCTTTGAGTTTTTTGGCTGCAACAGGGTCTACATGTATTCCGCAGACTGCCATAAGGCGTAGGCAGAAATCTGCAAAGCACTGGCTATCTAAGTCATTAAGTGCTGGACCGTAGACTTTTTCTTGTGCTTCCCATACTTTTAATGTGAGTTCCGCATCCTGTAGTGCATAATCTTTTGCCTCCTGTGGCCAGTCTTCTATTGGAATGCCGTCAAGTTCTGAATAACGCAACCGCCAGGAGTTGGGGTCGTTTTTATCCTGGGAAATGTCTATACCCAAGTGTTTCTTAACAAGGTTAGCGAGATGGTATTTTTCTCCTTCTATTTTTCCAGAATCTTTAAGAATATGCAGCTTTTCATTTATTTGAATGTCTTTAACTTTCTTCCTTTTATACAGACTAAACACAAACGGAAATAAGTCTTGATTGTTAGCACAAAGTACGGACATATCATAAGCTGCATTACAGAGAATAAAGATAGATTTATTTTCACTGCTGTCTTGTGGGGTTTTAAGACTAAACTCCCTATCGTATAAATCACCAGTTTCTCCATTGTGCATGGTACTACAAACTAACTTAGGGGCCTGTTGTCTCGGCCCTATTAAATATGTTTCTGTGTCAAATCCTATGTTCATTCCGTTTCCTCCGTAAGGGGCAGGGAACTATATTGTCCCCCACCCATATCCAAAAAACCCTACTCAGCTTTTGCCTCTCCTAGACTCCAAGTATGCTTTGTAAAAGGCTTGTCCGATTTAGTCCTTATCTCAAAAGACTTAATCTCCACAACAATACCTTTCATCGGCTGAAGTTCTCCAACAATGTCTTGCAACATCGTAACGTCTTTCGACTCCTCTTCACTACATCCCGTTACATCCATGACCATCCGCTTGAATGCTTTCTTCGCAGCCACGTATTTGTCCATGTACATAACGGTTTTTACCTTGTCCACGCTTTTTTCATCGGTTGATTCAGTAATCTTGACTTCTACGACTATTGCCTCACCGTGTAACGGAGTATTTATCAGCTTCACAGCCTCAATAACACCCACATGGTTTCCTTCTCCCAAATAGTCTCCGCCTTCTCCGGCAGGATCCTCTTTGGCTACATTATCTAACATCCCCATTTTTTCTCCTTTTAAATAAGTTAAAGTGGATTAGATTTATCGTACACCTTATAGTGCTTCTCTGTAGGAGGCAAGGCCCAGTCTGCCATGAGCATTTTCTGTCGGCCACCTCCCGTCAACTGTACATATTCACAATCGTGCCACGCTTCCCAAATCTTTGCTTTCTCAAACTCTGTAGATGCCAAGACTTTTGCGTGGACTTCGTCTTCTTTCTGCCCCTGCCTATGAGTCCGACCTAACATTTGTTCCCAAACAGCCCCTCCCCTGGGAGGATCTACAATTAATTGATTGGAAAAATGCTGGAGATTTTTTCCTGTGCTGTGGGCGGGGATAGATGCTATTATAATTTTATTCGGGTCTAGCATGGTGTCGTAATCGCATCCAGCAGGACAGAATAGTGCTCCCGGCATTCTTTTCGCTAACATTTCTCCCACTGCTTTGAAATTATACCAAATGATACTCCCACTTGAGCTGATATTAACTACCAACATGGCCCAAGCCATTGCTTTTCTGATTTTATAATCATCCAACCAAACCACACTACTATTCCTATCAGGAATAACCCTACCATTTACAAGGCTAAGCCATCCGTCATACATTTCCTGCAAAACCTTTACTTCTTTATCGCGGTTTTTAAGACCTTTATACACAAGCATAGGTGTATCATACCCTCGTCTCACTCCAGAATTTATAAACTTTCTCAATTCTTTATCCAACTCACACTTTAATTGTTGTTGGTCAAGCACCCAGTCTTCCACACCATCCGGCCATTTTAACTGGTAATAAAATCCACTTGAAATTTGAGAAGCAGTCGCAACATACTGTATAACCTCTGTAATAGTGTCTCCATTGGGATCTACCCACAGAGAATCCAATATCTCTAATTCCGCTAAAATTTTTTCCGGGATTTTTATATCAGAATTGTCAATTAACAGTGAACTGTCTATACTCTGGTATTCTGTCTGTACTACTCCTGGCGCAGTTTTTAATCTTAATGCAAAAGTGCTTCTGGCTTGGTCCCTTTGTGAATTGTATAAGTGGCCATTAAGAGAATTATCGTTTACCCAATCCATTACAGGCTTTATAGAAGCCATTTGGGATTTAGTAATGTCTTCTCCCCGTGTATCTCCCTGGGATACCCCTATAAAGTCATTCCACTCTTTAATAGTAGAGTATAGGTTGGGTAGAGGGGAGTTATTACCTAGACATCTTTTTATAATGTGCCAGTAATCGAAAAGAGATGTGCGGGTTATAGTGCCGGAAAGGGCAACTAATTTGCAGTCTGTATTTATTTTGTTTAAGTAGTTAAAGAGTCTTTTGGACCGGGCAGATTCTCTTCTTTTGACCCTGTGCGCTTCATCAAGGACACATAAGTCCGGCATAATAGACTCAAGAAGATTATAGGCATCAGGCTGAGACAACAGACTATAAGGCAGAATATACAGAGAATAAGTTTTATTAGCTTGTATAGCCCTGTCTTCTTTATTTCTTCCTTTGAAACAAACATAATTAAACTCCATATTGTATTCTTGTTGAATTTGTGGAATATCCCTTTCAGTTAATTGATAACAGACTTCTGGAGGGACTATTAATAAAGTCTTTTTTGAATCAGTAACCACTCCTGCGAGTAATGAAATAATGGTTTTCCCCCAACCTACTCCAACTATTCCAAAAAGAGATCCTACATGAGCTAATTCTAGTAGCGCATCTGCCTGGATGTCTCTTAACTTGAGTTTATTAGAGGAGAATATAGTGCGGATTGCGTTCCTGTCTTCTTCTGGCCAAGACTGGCGGATAGGAAGAGAAAGGATTCTGTCCATATCTGTTTCTAGGATTTGAACTCTTTCTCTTAGTCTTTTGAATACTGGGTGCATTATGGCACATCTCCCCTATATTCTCTCAAATAATGTACCGCTTCTTCCAAAACACCAATAAGCTCAGTTTGCTCCTCCACACCCAATAAGCCTAAAGCAACTGTAGTGTGCCCCAAATTAAAAACGACATTGACATAAGGCACTTCCTTCTTTACTATGACTTTCATTATTCTACCCCACCCCATCTTTATAAAGCTCTGTGCCGTCTGGGAGGGTATACTGTTCAGCAATTCTAGTATAAGATTTAATCTGCTTTGTGATTTCCATATCATGCCGGTGAGAATATATGTGTTGAATTCTCCAAAATCCTGTACCAGATTTAGATTTAAGCCAAACAATCTGCCTCTTTGCATAATCTTCTGCCGTCCACGGAACGCGCTTTGGTATCTCTTCCATATAACGCCAATCAGAAGTGGCATAATCCCTTCCTGCAATATATTCGTCAGCATGAACACCCTCAACACAGCGGTAGCGGTAGAGGTAGGTGTTAATCCCATCAGCTCTATCCATAACAAATATCCGCCTATCCCAGGGAAGTTCTCCGTAGTTGCGAACATGAACCCAGTGAGGTGTGCGCTCTTTTGGTTTATTCGGATCCTCTGTAGTCATTTTACACCATGCTGCTAAAACACCCTGGCATATCGTTACATATCTACGTCTGTAGTCTAGTCCCAGATCCCCAACATATTCTCGTCCGTTAGTTGGATCTGATCTATCACTAACCCAAACAGTGTCTCCTCTTTTCGGTTCTTTACTCATTTCTTTACCTTATCAACTAACCAAGCACAAAATACTCCAATTACTCCAATCAATATAATCGAGATTATGATTGCAAAACCCACCCAAAACGGCATAGTAACATACCACCAAGACCAATTAATAACCGCACAAAGTTTCAGGACCACAAATACTACCCCAAGCAGGCCCAAAACCCCAATGCCGCCACTACTACTAGATGTATTGCCCATTTAACTATTCTCCCCAATCCAATCTTCCAATTTCTTTAGCCTTTCATCACTAAGTCCAATTACAGGATCATTCAGAAACCTAGAAAACTCTGTTTGACTCATTCCCCCAATCTCCGCAATTTCAGATTTCAGTAATTTATTATTTCTCATATAAATATCAGAAATCTTCCGTTTAATATCCCCCAAATAAGCCATTTTTCTAGTTTCCTGGTCTTCTCTATATGTCATAACTTCCTCCCGGCTAAATAATAAAGTCCCAAACCTATTGCATCAAGCTCGTTATCGTCTGTTATATCGAGTCCCCCTATGTAATCTTTAACTCTTTGATTATGGATTTTTTTGGGTGTGGTTCCTTTCCATTGTTGCGGGGTATAGGCTACTTTTATTAACGCTTCTGTCATAGCCAAGAAACCAAAACAAACCCCGTTTAACAACAGTAAGCTATTTACAGATGCCCTTTCATTTTTGTGTCTGTATTCTTGAACCTCCCCGACTACAGCCTCTGGCCTTTTATCGTCACTCCCCTGGCATTGCCACTGAGACCACATCATAAACACAGCATCCACACCCTTGAATGTCTTTGGTATTCTAATAACCCCAGATTTGTAGTAATTTCCGTTATGAAAACTCGCCCAGCCGGTTGCGTGTAAACTAGGATCAAAAGCCAATAAAGTTGTAGGTTTAGTTTTCATAACCTTCTCGCATCCATTATTGCTCTCAAAAAATCAGAACCAAAGCGCCCCACTGCGGTATTTTGGGCTAGATTATAAAAAGTTGCCTGATTCACATTTGTCGGAGTTTCAATAATCCACTGTATCATTTTGGGTTTAATACGGTACGTATCCGACTCACACCACATGTAGTGAGCAGGGTCCGTAACATACCGCATATCCACATCTTGCCATTCTTGGTGTACTCTGCCCAAGAACTGTAAAACATCCCCCGGCTTCCACGGAATCAGAATTTCATTTATCCACTCTTCTCTAGTCATCGGATCCACCCATTATTAACATAGTAGATATTGCAACAAGAAAAACACCAACAACTGCTACCCAGCCAACCCTAAGTAAAAAGGTAAAACCTACTGAAGATATAAGCCAAGCAGCGATTATCCTACCCCTCACCTTCCAATACTCCGCCAAACAATAAACTCCCCATTATCCACACACCTAAAAACCAAGTCTTGAACAGGATCTCTTTCATCCACAAAGACATATTCAAATTCCTTACATTTTTCCAGTATCTTTGCCTTACTATTACAAAGTGCTTTCACAGGTTCATTAAATTTATCCTGCCGGATGTCAGTTAGCTTAAACTTTTCTGCCATTTCTTTTTCAAAAGGCTGAAGTATTTCTGAAAACGGAGTGACTTGGATTCCTGATTTGAAAGGAATTGCTCCGATGCAGAATTGTGTAGTCAGTCTAGGCTCAACAACCTCTAACAACTCAGGGGGCGGTAGTTTATCCGCAGGAATTATGTCCCCTGGTCCGGGCTTTTCTTTCTTAGGCCGACCCGGTTTTCGTTTCTCCTTTACAGGCTCCGAGGGAGATTCTTTGTCAGCAAGTATCTTTTCTTTAGCAGACTCTAAATCCTCCGCTATCGAAGCGACACTATCAGCAATCTCCGCAGTTGCGCCCCCCGCCGCTTTCGCCGCAGCAATTTTTTCCTTAAAAGTCATTTTATTGTCCATATCACTATTTCCCTCCGTAAATGGATGATTTTTTGGTAACATTTCTTTCTCCTTATTTTCCTCTGTAAATGATTTTCTAACGTATTCAGGATCAACCCCCTGCCAACATATTTCCTTATAAGGACATCCCCCGTATTTATTACAAGCCCCTTTATTCCTAGCCAAAGCCTTGTCCATTACTTCCCAATCCAAGTCTTTAACATTATCTACTACAGATTTCATGTCTTTTGCAGTTTCTTGTGCTTCCGCCCATATTTTATGAATTTTAGAGTTACTCACAGGCGCAGAAATCTTCGAGCATTTATGTGGAGTTTTTGAAGAGGATTGAATATGAGTTAAGGTGTATTCAGAAGGATCTAAAGACTCTTCATCTGCCATGAATCTATCATGTGCATATATGTTTAGTTGAAGATCATTAGGTAGCTGGTATTCTGTAAGAAAATAGTCAGGATTACCCGTCTTCAAGTCTGTCACTTCTTTTGTTATTGGATTCCAAATATCTATATATCCCAAGTAGTCTATTCCTTCACATAATTCTCCCCTTATTTCTTTCTCTATTTCTAGGGACGTATAATCATCACCTAAATAGCTGTCAAGAAAAGGCTTTGCATTATCCAACATAGTCTGTATTTTAGGCTCTTTATTTTCCAAGTATTCTCCAGCCAAATACGCTTCAGCCGCATCATGGAATTTTTTCCCAAGTTCTGTAGCAGGCTTTTCTGGTTCTCTTATTTTAAGGACAGAAGAGATATACCACTTTGTTGGACAAAGCCGGAAATTCTTTATTTGTGAGACAGAGACTCTCATTCGTATTCGTCTCTATCTGGATTCAAAATAGCTTCAATAATTCTCAACCGCTCTTCGGATCTATTACACCTGTATTGGAGTTCGCAGAAATCAGCCGTAGTACCACCCACATCCTCCCGCTTGTTGAGTTCTTTTTCAAGCCGGGCAATCTCTATGTTTTTTCCGTTTACCATAGCTTCCAGAGCCTCTGCCCTGTGGTGTTCTACTTCATAAGTCTTTTCTACATCTTCGGGGAGTTTAGATTCAATAAGCCCGTCTTGGACATCCGTTTCTACTTGGCCGGGAGGAGCCCATTTAGCACTATTACTCGTCTCTTCTATACATACAGACGCTATTGCTCCAGAGTAAATGTTCCACATTTTCCAACCAAAGAAATCTCCGGCAGAATCGGTCCCCTCTTCGCCCAAAATAATTATTCTATTATCAGGAATCTCTTCTTCCAATTTGTGAGTCCAGAAAACAGTGTCTATTGTTTTGTGATGAGATTTATGGAGACCAAACTCTTTCTCCATATCCTCCCAGGTTTTTATCATTACTTTATGTCCAGGTTTAAGATTCATTTCAATTCTCCTAGTTTTTCCAATTCAAGAAATTTCTTCCTCAATGACATAGTATTACTAGCTGACATAAACAACACTATTGCATATAAAGCAAACATTGCCCAGAAGAATATAAAGAAACAACCCTTAATAATAAAGAATGTCATATCAATTATCCCCCACAAGGTTTTTAATCCAATTCAATTTATTCTCATCAGTTCTAAATTCTGTTGTATTCATCCCAGTAATTTTTCTTATTTCATCCAGCATTTTAGTCTCTCCCACTGCGGCTTTTATGTCTTCTACTTTATATTGGGCTCTAATTCCTTCCTGCAAAACCTTTATTCTTTCCTCTGAATTAGTGAGTTTATTTATTAATTCTCCTATAAGTAATTTCATAAATTTCTGGTCTGCACTACTTTTGAAAGTAGCCTCTGCTAGAATTCTTGTTACTTCTGGGTGGAGTTTCATAAATTATTCTCCACCGTAAGCCTCACTCCAACCACAATTATAGCACTTCAAAAAGTCTACTGGAGTATATACTTCTTTAGAACCACATCTAGGACAGACTGCCTTTTCCTTTTCAGTCATTAGTTTCTTCTTCCAGGGTCTTTACTTTAGTCCAGGGACTAGATTCTCCTGTCTTTTTTGCAATAGTTCCATCTGTATATAGCGCAAAAAATACAAGTTTTCTGTTTACTGAATCAAAAATTGGTGCTATTTGTTTTATTTTTTTCTTAAACATCTTCTTTTTCCTTTTGTAAACGTAACCATTTTTGACAATCCTCCGAAGATAAATTCCTCAAATCCCATACAGAGTTTTTAGATTCGACAAATGCTTCAATATCGACCAGGGCCAAGCCTCGTTTCTTTTCGGCAACAATGCTTTTAAGAGTCTCCGCCTGGCTTTTCTCTACTTCGAGTTTAGATATTGTCTCTTCCGCTTCTTTTAGTTTTTCAGCAGCTATTTTATCCTCAAAGATTTCAGCATCCCCGGCATCGACTATTATACGCTCGTCTTTAACCGCTGTGACGTTCTCTGTATCTCCAAGTACCTTATACTTGTAGTCTCCATAAGATCCGATCTCCTCTACTGCTTTTATTTCATTGAGTAGTGCTGGATCGTTGATTAAAAAAGTTCCACTTATTATGAATTTCATTCTGCTTTAGTGTCCGTGTTGTGGTTATATGGATCTGTATAAGAGCAACCATTGTCCGTGTGTTTTGTCGAATTACCAAAAGCAGAACTACGGTATTCGATATTTCTCATTAACCCTGTAGTAAAATCGTGAAAGGCTTTTGCTTTGTCTTCTGCACAATTTATTTTTACTGTAAGCAGCTCGACATCCAGCCCCTTTTCGCGTTTCTCAATCTCCACCGTTTTCTCTTTTAATTCGGCTTCTTTTTTCTCCAAGTCAACAAAACAACTGTCTTTTTGTAGATAGATGGCGCAACGCTCATCTAAAGCCTTTTTATCTCGCTTCAAAGCCTCGACAAGATCTTCCAGCGAGTCTGCCTCTTTTAACCGGGCTTTCAAAACATCACCGACCTCCGCCGGGAGCGATTTCTTAATCGCCTCTTTTATATCCTGTGTGAGCATCCTATTTCCTCCGTATTTTTTATTTCAATACTTACATTATAGCTGTAAACAGTCAAATGTCAATAGCAAAAACTATTTATTTTTAATTTTTTCTTTTTCCTCTTGTTTTAGCTTTTCTGTAAGCTTTAATTCAAGCCCTAAATTTTCTGCTAAATCACTTAATGCCCCAAAAGGCAGGGAAATAACCCTTTGTCTATCCCCTCCTACCATTGTCCTTTCGTATTTAGAGCCTTTTACGCATCTCATAATCATAGACTTCAAATACTTAGCACTTTTTGATTTCAACGTGATTTTCCTAGCAATTAATTTGTCTTGAAATGCCCCACTATTCAGATTCAGGAAGTATTCGTCCCTATTTTCCCCAAAATAGCCCATTTCAGGGTCTTGGCTATTCAAAACAGCCACTACTGTCTCCATAACCCCTCTAGGAAGCTCTCCTGTGGGATTTGTTTCAGATAAATGCTGGTTTTCATAAGGCTGGACGGCTATTAAACCCTGGGGATCCCTTGCGCGTCTTGTTTCCGGCTGCTTTAACCATGCCAAATGTTCTCCGAATTTATGTTTGAGCCAAGAGCCTATTTCCTCTGCCGTTTGTTGGTTGAGCCAGTCTTTTTGCTCCTGCCCGAATCCGACAACCAAACAACGGCGAACGAGTGCGCCCAGGTGTAGAGAGTCTGGGATGTTGAGGGCAGCAGGATCGTCTGAGTTTTCTGTAGAGAAAAGGCGGTGATAGCCTGTAACGGTAAGAGGAACCTCGAATTTCTTATTTGCTTCATTATCCTTTGCTGTTACCAAGATTTTACAGGCATTTAGGACAGATATGGCCTTGTTTTGGCTCGATGGGATCTCTTCGTCCATAAGGATAATGGGAGAAGTGCCCATTCCTGACTGAAAATTGGACATAAATAGGCCCGTTACCGGCGGCTCCGTCCATAGTGATGCACAGAGTTGGGCAAACAATGTCTTCCCGGCTTGAGAAGGGCCAAACATGTGGATCCAGGGCAGTGCATGCTCTTGGACTTGTGGTAGATAGTGTAGGTAATCGAGAAGCCACTCATGGTCTAGGGGTAATGAGAGGAGATATGTGCTTATAATGGGGTGGTGGATTGGCGCAAAAGTCCGGGTTCCGTGTAGGGCTTCACATATTTTGTTTTCCTGGGCTGAATAATATAGTCCAGGTTCCGGCCAGCCAAGAATGATTTTTTTGGTTAGACAGACTGCCCGGATATTTGACTTTATATTATCTGGCGGGATTTTGCTCCAGGAATTGTTTTCGGACGAAAAATACTCTATGTCTTCTCGTTCTGCAAGGGTAGGGATGCCGGGATTCTTTATTCTGGCCAGGACCACACCGAATTCATTTTTTACCGGGTCTAATGGTTGTAAGCCATTGGCTTCTCCCTTGAGAACAGCGTAATATCTCCCTCGTGTGCCGTCTTCCACGATTTTGATTTTCGTGGGGTTTATTTGCTGCTCTGTAAGAATAGGGTCTCCGGCTTCGTGCCATTTCTGTAGGTAATAGGGATGGACTGACGATGGTAGGAGTTTGCCTCGGTGGATTGCAGAGAATAAGGCATGAAGCTCCCGCCATGTTGTGAACTCATAAGAATTAGGGGCTGTAGGGTGGTTGAAGTCCTTTATGCCTTCTGGGGTAACCAGATGATGCCCTGAATCGGATGTGGGGCGCTTGGGTACTCCCGGCGGCGCTGTGTTTAGAGTGAGATCGAAAGTCGGGAGAGCCCATATCTGGCCTATCCTTATATCTGTAGTGCAAGATATTGGTGGTGTAATAGGAGGAGTTTGGGTAGTGTCGGGTAGAATAGGGGTTTCAATGAATGAAGCAGACAGGCATTTTTTTGTGGTTTCATAAGTTAAGGTAGAAAGCTTGGACTGGTTAGGGATATACATGAACCTGGCGCAGTCTTTACACTGCCTGTCCACGAATTTTAGTAAGTGGGGATGGATTGCTGCCACCGAATCCAGGTAGTTTTGAGAATAAGCCTTGCCGTTGGTTATTGGTTGCTCGAAAGGCACATAAACCCGGTATTTCCTGTGTGACCAGGAAGACGATGGGGATTCTATTAGAAGGTAGTTATAGTCTGAATTTGAAAAGACTTCCCGGAAATTAATCTCTTTCGGGATTTCGTCAAAATCCAGGGAAAGAATAGTAATTTGCCGGAAATTCGTGCCGGATCTATGGTCGTTATCGAAAGTCGCAGCGCATAAGCCAAGTAGATTGGGCTTTTTTATTGTAGATGGTTGGCCGGAAACAGTGTCTTTATATTGGGTGCAGAACTCCGGCCAGGAGTAGGGATTAGTGGAATTTTGGATCGAGCCAATGTCTCCAGGCTCGATATTGGTTAAGGAAAAAGTGTGGTAGGGAACTGATTTATCTGTCATTATTCTCTCTCAAAAGTGTTCGTATTTTTCTCTCAAGTGTGCTGCCTCTCCAGCCAAACACCGGAGAAGCAGACCTCACACACTTTGAGAATGATTATATTATAGTCAGAATTTGCGGTAAAGCAAGAGCAAAATGGAATTATTTTTTTGGAGTTATTGACAGTAAACTATTTATTTAATTAATTGGAATTAAATAAAATAAATAGGTAAGTGTCAATTATTCAACGATTGCCCACTTTTGCCCAGTAGTGAATAGCCAATCTGATATTGGAGAATTAGCTCGTAATAGAGCAAAGGATTCGATATTTTCGGATTTTGCCCCAATCTCAAAAACAAAGGATGAATTCACAATTCACGCCGAATTATCTCGTAATAGAGCGAAATTAAATACCATAAAATATGTGCTACCCACTTACCCAGTACTTTTTCAATACTATATAGTATATTCTCTCTATCCCTCCTAGTTTTTAATAGTAGTGGGTAACTGGGTAATAGAGAGAATTTCCGCGCTATGACTGGTTAATTTCCTGCCCGATTTTTGCCCACCCGGAATTCAAACTGGGCAATTTTAGAATTATCCCGTAATAGCTTGATTATTACTGGGCAATTTTGGTTTTAGTCCACTTCACTCCCACAACAGTCAGAACTGGCACATATTTGAACATCATTCCCAGGAATTCCCCAAAACTCATTTGGTCCTATCCCCTCGTCTTCATAAATTATATTACATTCCCGGCCACAATCTAAACAAGTGGCGGTTTCAATTAACTCCTCGACGTGGTCATTGTAGTATTCCATGTTCAAACCCTCGGATTGAAAAGCAGGATCAACTCTGCTGCAATAATCTCATCATAAAATTCATCCAGAAGATCTTTTGGCGTATCCTCACCAGCACCTTCAATGGCATAAGCCACAGTCCCGGCTGAATCCACAAGCCGTTTCAGTGCTTTCAGTACAGTTTTTGTATCGTCCATCGGTCTATCCTCTAAAATGTGTGAATTGGCTTATTTTGGCTTGTGTTCCTGTGAATGTATGTCGTCTCGTAAGCTCAATCCGCATTTTGTGCATTTTTCACTTTCAAGGTCTTTCATGTTCTGAACATAAACATGCCAGAAGGCTTTAACGTATTTTTCATGTTCTTGCGGCCCAATGGACCACAGCTCGCTTTTTGTAAATGCGTGGGTTGCTAGGCAGTCCCATGAACAGAAATACAGCGTATCAAGGCAGACGATCAATATGAAACCATAGGGATCAACTTCGTTATGGCAGTCGGGACCATTGCATTTTTCCCAAAATCTCTCTTTATTCATTTTAATTCCTTTGCGCTTATGCGTCTAAAAGTGTCAGTCCATTGCTTATTACAATCAAGGCAGTGTATAGTTTGTAGTGCTGTCGTATCCTCTACATTAAGCGAGCCCCCCTCTAAATAGTCCGATTCACAAAATGGACACATAGTGCCGCTATTGAATAAGTACATTTTCTCTTGTTCATTTGTCATTTTTATCTCCTTTATTGTGAAGTTTTTGATAATACTCATTAATGATCGGTGTGGTATTATGTTGGTTATATTTTACCGATACCTCTACGCCGTTGAAATCAAACTTAATAGCACGAATGCCGAGACGGGTAGCTAGTTCCTGCGCTTCCTCAACTGCGTCATTTATAGTTGTCGTAGGAAAAACTTCCACGTTTAGGGTAATGGAGCTAAAAACTGATTTACATGTGTCTTCACTCATTATCAAGCCTGTATTCTGCTGGTTCAAATTCTATTTCATCATATCCAAATTCACTCCATCGAGCGACATCTCCATTCATGTGCCATCCCACCACGCCTTCAGAGTTGGCAACAGTGTGGCGTAGGTCGTCGATAAATTGTCGCATGTTTTGGATCTCTTTTGCTTGTTTTGTTTCCAAGTTTGTCATTTCTCAATCCCCATGCTCTTCAATATAAATATATTGCGGTGGATAGCACCTACTGCAAGCCCCGTCTGTTAAGTCAAAGCATTTTTCACACACTTTGAAATAGCAGTCTTCACATTCAAATACTGCAACATTTTTACATTGTATTCTACTCTTTTTCTTACCGGGTGGCTCATTTTCACATTTACTCATTTTTCAGCCCCTTTGATAATATCCTTCATATCATCTAGCAACTTAATGTTATTCTCTAGCCGCTCTATCGTGTTCTCGGTATAATCACCCAACATAAACAGCAGCACACCGATTGCGATTCTCCAATCAACCCAAAAGAGAAACATTAGGCCAATGATACATAAAATGTGTCCTATTATTCTGAATATTTTCATTTGAGATCCTCCGAGTGCCAACCATCCGTCCATTCTTTCAGTGATGGGAGCGCACCACCTACCGGCACGCCTATCAGTGTATCAAGAAAATCCTGATCTTGGCAAGGTATAGAACTCTTACCGTCACGGAAAGCCTGACGGCCAAGCTGGTAGCAAGGGCTCCACGGTTCTTTGATCTTATGTCCGATTTTTTGCAGAAATGCCCGCGCTTCGTCTTTACTCATACCACCGGCAATAAAAGCGCTCGCGTCTGACATGTTCAGGGTTTTGCGTGCTATTTTAAGTTGGTGTTTTTCTGGTGTTGATAAGGTTTTCATACCGCACCTCCCGAAGCCTTAAGTATCTGATCGGCGGATACAACATAGTGAGTTGGTTCGCAGGGTGTAGGATCGTCTACAAATTCATTGAAATCTTTGCCGGTTTGTTCTTTGATATTCATTGAGCAATAATCCCGATAATTCAAGAATATCCCAGCGCTGTCATGTGTCGGCACTCGGACGTGCAATTCTTTACCTTGACGGCTTGTCTCGCCGTCGCCACAGTCGCTATATTTATAGCCGTGTTCATTGATCCACGCCCTAGCTGCGTTTATGTTTTTGAATTTTGGCCCAACTGTTTCAACCGCACCCGTACCACAAGCAAAAGCGATTAGATATTCACGATCACACTGCTTATGTTTGATTGAGTGAATGAAAAACGATCCATCAATCACGCCTGATTCTAATGTATCGTCAAAATAGCTTACTGTGTCAACGTGGAACCAGTAATGTCCCAATTGTTTGTTGGCCCGTTTTATTTCATTGATTGTTGTAAAATCTGTACTCATCCTATAAATCCTCAAAATTGTGTATGAATTGATTTTATAAATAAAATCAGACTTGCCCCTATTATTTCAAGGGACAAGCCGGGTTTCATTTTAATTCTGGAAGTTTACAGAATAATTTTGATTCGTGTGGGTATTTTTCATTAGCGGCATTATATATTTTTTTCCATATTGCCCGGTTTATCTTAAAATTACCCCTGTGCATTATTTTAGTGTATTTTTCTTTTTCTTTATCCCACATGGATCTATCCGTGTGTGTTGCACAGCCTGGACCCATAATTGGCATTGAAATATCAATCATTGTAGAATATTTAAGGCTGTTTTGCAATACGCATAAAGAATTATCACATAATCGCACAACTGTGAAATCATGTTTTTTTATTCGATCTATGATAAAATTCTGAATTCCTTTCATTGTACTAGTCCCTTTTTTGTGTGTGAATTGATTTTATTTTGTAAATTCAGGATATTCTAAAACAGTACCGCCTTCTTTTTTTGCAACTTCAGCAGCACGTATTGGGCATTTTGTGCTATATGCTCCGGCAATATCGGGACCAAAAAAGGTGTGTAGGTTTCCCGATGCTAGGCGGTACAGTGTAAAATAATTTTCGTCTTTGGCTATGAGATACATTTTATTTTCCTAAAAATGTGATACTTGTATTATAAACATTGACAGTTTAATGTCAATAGTTATTTTGAAAAGATTTATAAATAAATAAAGAATAACACTCAAAATAACCAAATTCCCCAGTAAAAACGCATAAAAGCAATACGTTTGTATTGTTTTCTTTAATAATAGCAGTAAATTCTCGCAGTATTCTGTCATTACACTTGTCATTACAGCGCCAGTGCTCGACATTTTCACTTGAACTCCCAGCGCCAAGCCGTCCACGATGTCTGTAATTACATTATCGGAACTTTCAACTACCGCCGCGCTGCCGGTACAAGTGATGTTTTGATACTCATGGCCCTACAATTCAATTGAGGGGGCATAGGGGGGAAATATACGTTTCGTTGGGAGGGGATACCTCCATTAAAATCTCCCTAATACTACAGGTACTTGACATACAACTGTCAATTAACTAAATTGAGGGAGAACCCCCAGCAGTGAGGATTATTCGGGTTTATTGCGGGAATTCCCCCCTACCCCCTACGAGGGTTAGAGTTATTCAGCCTACTTTACAGGTTATCTAGCTGATTCTAGCCGCTCTGACTGGTTACTGCATCTTTTGCAGATAACATCAGGGTCTTTCAGAGCTACACCATGCCTACAAACTTCCGGTCCATCCATCATACGCTGCGCCTCTCTGTCCCCCACAGGAGCCTCATACAGCTCACAGAAGCTCTCATGGTCCATAACCCTACTATCCTCGCCCAGGACAACCCAATGGCCTACAGGCACCTTCACGGCCCCTGAGGAGAAGAATACTTGTTGCTCTGTTTCTGCTCTGTACGCTTCGACAAACACATTCTTTAATCTAAATTTCATCTAATCCACCCTTTGCGGCGAGAGCCGCTTGAATCCTTAATTAATCCCAAATCGGCATGGCTGGCCCCGGCGCAGTTAAATAAAACCCAATTATTGTCCCATGCCTCCTTAAATAATCTGTCTTCCTGGTCCCGCGCTTCAACGTCTACGTCCCTACCAAGCACGTTCACGTACCAGTAGATTCCCATGCTCAAAGCATCGAGCCTTTCGTCGTGTTTAAGTGCTCCCCGCTCTTTGGTCAATCGAGACATTTGGAAGAATAAATCGTACATATCTCCTCTT